GCCATATTTTAAAGTAATATAAAATTTTCGTAAAAATACAAAATTTAAAATTGTTTTTAAACTACAAAAAAGTTGTTAATTAAATTCCTTTCAATAGCGTAGGAAGTTACGTCAATGTGTTCATCGTGTTTAGCGTTTGGAAACGTGCTTACTTGTTGTAAAAACGCATCATTCCAATTATCTTTTACAATAAAAACTCTACCGCCTTCAATAAATGGCGAGGATGCTCTCGCTCGTTCGATTTTAGAGTATCTAACAAAGTTTGTTTTTATTTCTGATACATTGTATCTAGTTTCACGCCTTAAAAGCTGCACAAGAGATTTTCCGGATGCTTTAGGCTCGACTAATATTTGTGATATTGGAACGCCACAAGATTGCACAAAAGAAGTAACAAAGTTTTTTAGTTCAGGCATTTCCAAGTACTTATCAATGCTTTTAAATATGTAAAGATTGTCGCCACTTTTACCGCTTATTTGTATTCCCGTTGGGTCGTTTCTTGTGTCTTTAGTATAAGCGCCATCAATGTACATTTCAAAAGATATATCGCTAGGTAACTCGGATCTGTGTATAATATTAAACCAATCTTTTCTCCATTCTCCACCCTCAGGAGGCGAAGGGATTTGTAAATACTGACCACTAAAAGTATATCTGTCCGCTTGGCGTATTGATTCAAGTTCCTCAAAAGAATGTTTCTCAGGCCATAACGCATTATTATCGTCATCCAATGCAGCCAACTTTAAATGATGCCATTGCTCCCCACTTCCGCCATCTAATAAATAACCGCTCAAATCCTCCTCGTGCAACCTTTGCATAATAACAATAATTGGAACATCCCTATCATTAACCCTTGAACGAATAGTTGTATTGTATCGATTGTTTATAAACGACCGCCTAACGTCAGACAATGCGTCATCAGGTTTTAATGGATCATCAATTATAATTGCTCCACCAGTACCGGCACCAAAACCAGTAATTGCACCTCCGGAGGATGTTGCATAAACTCCACCGCCCTCGGTTGTGTACCATTTCTTTTGTGATTGTGAATCCTTTTTAAGTTGTAGATTCCAAATTCTTTGGTAGGCGTCTGAATTAATATATTCTTTTGTCATTGAACTATTATCTAGCGCCAACGAATCGGAATAAGATAAATGAATAAACTTTGCCATAGGATTTTTAGCAAGTGTCCAGGCAATAAACATTTTAACTGCTATTTCAGTTTTTCCGTATCGTGGAGGAATATTAATTATAAGGCGCTTTATTTCGCCTTTATGAACTTTGTGTAATGTGTTGGCTAATGTTTTATGAAACTCTGCTGCCTCGAATTTATTTCCGGTATTCTCTTTGAAAATATAACGAGTAAAAAACAAAAGCGAATCTTCACATTTTTGTTTAATTATTTCGTTAATATTCATCGTTTAGAATGTCGTCAATCTTTTTTCTTGCTTCGTTTGATAATTTGCTTGTACTAACCTCTGCGGTCATCTCTACCTCTTTACGTTCTACATAACCACGCTTTTTGCCTTTGGTTTTTAAATAGAATATTGTTGCAGTTGTGTTTCCGTCTTTTATTTGTTGATGCAATTGTGATTCAGCAAAATCTAAAGTTAAGTTTTGTAGTTCATCAACAGAAGATTTAAAGTCTTGGTCATTGTTGTAATACTTATAGAATGTACTTCTATTACAATCAACTATTTTACACGCCGTTGTAACTACTCCTAGCGATTTTTCTAACGCTTCTAAAAGATTCCTTTTTAATATGTCGGTTTTTGTTGCCATATCGCAAAGTTAAAAAAATATAAATACATAAAAAAACCTCCCATTTCTAGGAGGTACAAACTTAAATTTTATGAAAAAGAATTTTAAACTTGGTCGTTCTTAATTCTATGCTAAATTATAATTTTTCTTTTAATTGTGCAAATTTATTTCCCACACAACTCGCAAACTTCTTTGTCTGTATCGTTTTTGTCTTCTTGGTCGTCATCAATAGGAACATCATAAACGGGTAGATCAACTCCCCATTCAACTAATTTTTGTACATCCCACTCATTCGCTAATATATCCCAATCCCATTCTCCAAAGCCTACATTGTCTTTAACAATAAATTCTTGCTTTTGTTCTTCTGTCCAACCTTGTGTAATATCAATCCAAACCTCAAACAATCCGGCAGACTTACAAGCCTTTAAACGCATATTTCCGCCAAGAACAATCATATTCTCATCAACTACTATTGGCCTTTTCTCTAACATCTCAGGAAACGCCTTAATTGACTTGACTAATTTTTTAAATTTAGAATCTTTTATAAATCTTGGATTGTCTAGATTTTCTTTAACAGATGCAATGTTTACTTTTTTTTTCAAAAGAGTAATTATTTATCTTGTGTAAACCAAACAAAAGAAATTCCAACCACCGCAATAAAGAATTGCAGACAATGTTCTGTTTCTCCGCTTAAATCTGTTTCGCCAAAATCGTCATCCATATTAGAATTCCAATAATTAGCGCCAAAGCAAATGCCGAATAAAGCAAAAATAGTTGTGTTGAAGTTTATGTTCATACTTGCCAGTATTTTTTGTAAATATACAAATATAATTCTATAACTTTTTTTTGTGCTTCCTCTTGTGTGTATATTTTTGGCGATACTTTTTTGTCGCCATTTTCATTAATTTCAACTTTTAAACCTTTTTTTGTGGGTAAAACGCCAACAGTAATATTGTTATTTATGCACCATTGCATTGCCTTTCTATGTTGGTCTGTTTGCGGAATGTTTATTTTTTTATTTTTAGGCATATTAACTTTTTAATATTTCAAAACAAAGTTCATTTGGGATTTTACTTCTATCATAATTACCCTTTAAACCTTGTGTACCAGTTTGACTTCCTCTAGGTGCAAACTCGTGATGACAATTTTGGTTTCCGTTAAAGCATTCAGGCCTCGGTCTCCATCCATTTACATTAAACAATGAAAATATATTATTACTCCAAATATCAGTAGGTTTTGCTCTTTTATCTCCATAGGTGCAATACCAAACAGTTGTTCTTGGCAATCCTTTTACAACTTGTAATTTTCTTAATTTACCTCTAGGATTTTCTAAATACCATTTATTTGGTTTTAATGTTTTAATAATTTCTAAAGTTTTATTTACATAAGAAACTCCAATTAAAGCATTTTTTGATTTAGGAGTATGATCTTCGTTCCAATGCTTACCAATACTTGCAACTGAAAAATAGGTACAAGGCGGACTTGCCCAAATTATATCAGGTTTAAATGGAACTTTGTTAGTATCAAAATTTAATATATCAACAACGTAATCAATTCCTTTAAAATTGTTTATATCACTACTAAAAACCTCATATCCTAAAGATTCTGCTGCATTTCCAATACTTCTACTACCAGCAAATAATTCTAAAACTTTAATTTTTTTCATTTGTTTTATTTTTAAAATGGTACATTATCATCGGTTATAACTTCAAACTTTTTTGTATTTAAATCTACATCCCTATAAACACCGCCGTTTTTAAAATCAGGCGCAATGTCAAAATCGCCTAGTTGTCCGTTTTCTTTTCGTTTTACTTTTTCAACATACATTTTCACAATATCCGAATCAAATTTAGTACGTTGTCCAATACATCTATAAACTATTAATCCGTTGTAGGCCTTATTAAAAAAGTCAGCAGAGCCACTTATATCATACAAGGTTGGTTTTTTGTAGTTTCCGTTTTCGCTTTCTATTTTTCTAGGGTGCGCAACTAAAAACAAATGTGTATTTGTTTGCTGACAAAATTGTGTAATTTCTGATAATACTTTTCCGATATAGGAATGGTCTCTTTGTGCCGAATGGTCGAGCATATTCCAAGGGTCAATCACGCAAACATTAATTCCTTTTTGAAATACCAATTCTTTAAAATGGTTTAATATTGCTTTTAAAGTTAAATTTTCTAAATCTATTTTAACCCAATAAAAATGGTCTTCAATAAAATCTTTTGTGTTGTTTAATTGGTTACTATCGCAATTTGTTTCGTTTAATTTGTTTGCTATTCTTTTTATGTGTCCTTCGTATGGGAATGATTCAGGAGCAAAAATTGCGCATCTCATATCGTAGGTAGTTGCTAAGTTGCAAAATATTTGATCCATAACATCAGACTTTCCTGAATTTGGTATTCCCGTAACAACTGACCACTCTCCTAAAGACATTTTAAAATATGTATCAGAGTTGGGCAAACCTATTGAATAGTTTTTAACTCCCGCCTCATTATAATTTAAAACCGATTGCCAAATATCATCAACATTTAAAACGCCCTCTAAAGGAAAGTTCTTAGCGCCTTTTATAACATTCCTTAATGTTTCTGCTCCCTTAGATATTAAAATCTCGTTAGCGTCGTTATAATCGCCAAAATCAACGTATTTGCAACGATATGCTCCAAACCTTCTTGCAAGTTCTTTTCTGAGTTCAATTCCCGGATTGTCGTTATCTGTGCAAAGTATTATTTCTTTTTTATCTTTAAAGTATTGCCAACAGTTGTCCAAATATTCTAGTCTTTGGCTTCCTTTAGATGCTCCATTTGGAACAGAACAAACAGAATAAATACCCGCCTCGTGTAAAGTTAAAGCATCCATTTCTCCCTCAACAATATAAATTTTGTCCATTTCTTTAATATTGTCAAGGCCATAAAATATAAGTTCGGCGCCTGAAACCATTTTAAAATTCTTTTGCGAATCTCTATATTTTACGTTTACAAGTTCATTCTCTCGGTAGTAGTTAAAGTTTACGGCCCTACGCTTTGCGTTTACTTGCGGAAAATATTCCATTGATTGCCCAACCTTCCAATGTTTTAAAGTTGGCTCTGTGATGCCTCTACCTTTAAACCATTCAATAACTGGCTCAGAAATATTTAGTTTGATTTTTTGAGGAACAATATATTCTTGCTTTTTTTCAAATTTTGTAGTACCACCCCAACCGCAGTTGTGACAATTCCATAAACCTTTGTCTAAGTCTACTGACAAACATTTATCACGTTTGTTTTTTCTTGTATGGCTACACTTTGGGCATTGTGTTTTAATTTTGCCAGTCGTTTTATTGCCGACATCAATATTAAAGTCTTTAAATGTTTTCATTAAGTTTTGTTTGTTTTCGCTAAATTAGAAAAAATATTTTAAATATTAAAACATTCTTATTTGTTGTTTGTGTTCGTTTATTCTTTTCATTGCTGCATCGTAATACTCTTTGTCTAATTCACAAGCGGTTAAGTCATAACCTAAATTGTGACACGCAATAGCAATACTTCCACTTCCTAAATGTGTGTCGAGTATCTTGTCTCCCTCTTTTGCGTAGTTCATTAAACAAAACTCATAAAGAGAAATATGTTTTTGAGTAGGATGTATTCTATTTAATTGATTTGGATTTTTTTTGTATATTCTTGTTCCTCCTTTTCGTACCCAAGCAAACTCAGCCTCTGCAAAATCTCGTCCGTACATTGTCTCTCCTTTATCCCAAATGCAAAAATATTGACTACAAGGTAATTTAAAATAATTACCTCCCCATATTATCTGATTTTTTGATACTCTAAACAATTCATTAAAATACTGCATTGTAGGTACTGCATTATCCCAATTTTTCTTTTTATCTTTTTTATTTCTTTTTCTCCCCCCCATCTCCATTTTAGTAACATCAATCCCATAAGGCGGATCAACAATAGCCAAGTCAAAGTAGTTATCTTCATACCTTGCCATTAGCTTCATATTATCTTCGTTTGTTATTTTCATTTTATAATTTATTTAAATCTAATATTTGTTTTTTTAAATCATCAATCTTTTGTTGCTTTAATTCTGATAAAAATTTAAGTCTTAAAATATCTAATTTGCCAGGTAAAAACCAATCATCAGGATAAGTTACCTCTAAATATCTCTCTATTTCTTTTAATGTTTCTTCCATCACTTTAATTGTTTTGATTTGTTAATATTTATTGTCGCTACTTCTTTGTTTGTTAAATTGTTGTTTTCAAAGTCTGTTGTTTTTGGCAGAGGTTTTTCAAACCATTTTAATTTTAGATCCTTCAACTCAAATAAAAAAATTCCTTTAGGTGTGCTATTTATGTAAATTGGAACATCGCCATACTTTTTTGATTCTTTTATTAGATATTCGTATTTAGGTTTTTCAATTATTAGTTTGTCATAATGCGCAGCTCTGCATTTTAGTTCAATTCTGTTTTTTGTTTCAATATCGTAGCAATCAGATTTTGAAAAATTATCGCTTGTATCAACTAACAAACTATAATAGTTTTTTGATAACCAATCAAACAAATCAGATTCACGCCAATATTTTAATTTTTTATAATGCACAATAACCACTATCACATTCATTAAAGTCATCATCAAATAACTTTGTTTGTTTTAAACTTTTTCTAATGTCTTTGTATTTCATACCATTTTTAAAAGTTCGTTTACCATATCCATTTTCCTCTGAATCTACAAACCATTGAAATTTATTCGGATGCTTATCACTCATATGTTTTAATAATACTGGCGACCTATGGAAGCAACCAACACAATTATTTAAGTAAGCAAATCTCACATTTTTATCTTTCCAATAATTCTCAATAGAATCTTTAAAAGTTGGATTATCTATTAAAGGAAACTTAGGTTTTTGCCACTCAATGTCTGCCCATTTATTTTGAGTTTTACGTTTACCTACTATTGCTTTAAATTCTAAGTTGCCATTTTTATTTGCTTTTTCTAACATTGTTTTTGCTCTCCTTTGTTCGTTGGCTCTAAATCCTATTCTCATTTCTACAACTTCATTTATTTCTTTTCTCCACCAATCAAAAATAGGTTGCAACTTCATTTCAGTAGTGCAAAACCTTTGAGTAACATTTGGTAAATATCTTTTACCATTTCTTACTGTAATTTCATCAAAAGTCTTTCCAGTTACCCAATCAATCTTTGATCCTATAAATTGTTCTAAATCTAACATTGTATAAATAATCATATCTTCTTCTAAAGTTCCAATAAATTCTGTGCCTAACCTATCAGAAACCTCTTGCCTTATTTTTTTATCAGGAAAAATGCAATTCTTGTCATCTGTTCTAACTAAAGAAAATACATTGTAATCTGCGGGATAATTTGCAGCAATATAACTTGATGTTTTTCCTCCACTTAAACTATTAACTGTTTTCAATTTACTTGTTGCCATCTATAACGTATTTTTTTAATTCTTGAAACTCGTTTGTTTGCAATGTCTGCTTTATATTAAACTCGTACAACTCTCCGCCTTTTGTTTTTGCGCCTAGTTCTTTTTGACCAGTTGCCGGGGAGGTATAAATATAATATTCTATAATCCCTTTTATTTTATTATAGCCTATTGGTTTAGTTTTAGAGCGGTAATCATCCATAAACCTATCAATGTACTTTATGCCGTTTTTATCTGTGTTTCTTAATTTAAGAATACTTAAAAAGTTTTTCGCCCAAAATTGGTCATCTCTTA